ATGGCACTGAATATTCCATTCAGAAATGCGTACTATCGTTTTGCATCCAGTTACTCATTTCTCTTTTTTATTTCCTGGTCGCTGTGGTGGTCGTTATACGCTATTTGGCTGAAAGGACATCTAGGGTTGACAGGGACGGAATTAGGTACACTTTATTCGGTCAACCAGTTTACCAGCATTCTATTTATGATGTTCTACGGCATCGTTCAGGATAAACTCGGTCTGAAGAAACCGCTCATCTGGTGTATGAGTTTCATCCTGGTCTTGACCGGACCGTTTATGATTTACGTTTATGAACCGTTACTGCAAAGCAATTTTTCTGTAGGTCTAATTCTGGGGGCGCTCTTTTTTGGCCTGGGGTATCTGGCGGGATGCGGTTTGCTTGACAGCTTCACCGAAAAAATGGCGCGAAATTTTCATTTCGAATATGGAACAGCGCGCGCCTGGGGATCTTTTGGCTATGCTATTGGCGCGTTCTTTGCCGGCATATTTTTTAGTATCAGTCCCCATATCAACTTCTGGTTGGTCTCGCTATTTGGCGCTGTATTTATGATGATCAACATGTGTTTTAAAGATAAGGATCACCAGTGCGTAGCGGCGGATGCGGGAGGGGTAAAAAAAGAGGATTTTATCGCAGTTTTCAAGGATCGAAACTTCTGGGTTTTCGTCATATTTATTGTGGGGACGTGGTCTTTCTATAACATTTTTGATCAACAACTTTTTCCTGTCTTTTATGCAGGTTTATTCGAATCACACGATGTAGGAACGCGCCTGTATGGTTATCTCAACTCATTCCAGGTGGTACTCGAAGCGCTATGCATGGCGATTATTCCTTTCTTTGTGAATCGGGTAGGGCCAAAAAATGCATTACTTATCGGTGTTGTGATTATGGCGTTGCGTATCCTTTCCTGCGCGCTGTTCGTTAACCCCTGGATTATTTCATTAGTGAAGCTGTTACATGCTATTGAGGTTCCACTTTGTGTCATATCCGTCTTCAAATACAGCGTGGCAAATTTTGATAAGCGCCTGTCGTCGACGATCTTTCTGATTGGTTTTCAAATTGCCAGTTCGCTTGGGATTGTGCTGCTTTCAACGCCGACTGGGATACTCTTTGACCACGCAGGCTACCAGACAGTTTTCTTCGCAATTTCGGGTATTGTCTGCCTGATGTTGCTATTTGGCATTTTCTTCCTGAGTAAAAAACGCGAGCAAATAGTTATGGAAACGCCTGTACCTTCAGCAATATAGACGTAAACTTTTCCGGTTGTTGTCGATATCTCCCTATCCCTCAACCGGAAAATAATAATACTAAAGTGCTTAGCCCTGCTAATAATCACCTAATCCAAACGCCTCATTCATGTTCTGGTACAGTCGCTCAAATGTACTTCAGATGCGCGGTTCGCTGATTTCCAGGACATTGTCGTCATTCAGCGACCTGTCCCGTGTATCACGGTCCTGCGAATTCATCAAGGAATGCATTGCGGAGTGAAGTATCGAGTCACGCCATATTTCGCTATCAGGATTCTGTGTGATGGTTACATCGCCCGGCCCAGGGCTGTTTAGTCATCAGCGCTTTCTGACAGTGCTGAGATTTCAACCTGTTGCAGTAAAAATGAGTAGATATAAGGCAAGTGTGCTGCCAAACCTATCTTTTACGGGGTGAAGGTAGATTTCGTTTGAAGGGTATCTGGTGTCCCCTGCAGACATCTACTTGAAGCGGCAGGGGATTGATTGGAATGGAGTTTTTTAGATGTGAGAAATATTTTACCCGCTATTTTACCCATTGGCGCGGCTTAAGAGCTTATTTTTGAATTCACAATGGTCACGATATAACCATCTTGCTCGCCCGTGGATAACTTTGGCTTTTGGCAGGTCGCCGGACTTAATCCGGTCATAGATGAAGGTTTTACCGAAGCCAGTATCGGCCATGATGAATTTCAAATCAACCAGTGAATCAGGTTGTAGTTCGTGTTGCATGAGTGCTATCTCCGAATAGGGAATCGAACCTGCAAATCAGGCAAGAAAAAGCCGCATTGATGCGGCGATGGTAGGTCTGGATATCATTGAGCAATGAACAGGCCTCATCGAGTGTGAGGTGGGTTAGTCCTTGCGTAGCTCGCTGATTCTTCTGTAAGTCTCTGGTGCTTTGTTCCCATACGTCTTCATTTCAGACTTCAACAGAGCAACGAGTGAATCCCATTCGTTGAGGATGCCTTTGAATGCCGGAACGCGCTTTGCAACCTTGTCGAATGAATCTCTGATTTCTGGAATCTGCTCAACAAGTGCAACGCATCGTCGGAAATCGGCTGCGTCATGTGGAGCACCGAAGCTATGACCATAGATATTCTTTTTCAGTCCACATGCGATTGAGGCAAGAGTTGCGCTACTGATGCCTACATCGCCAGTCGATTGCCATTTCAAAACCTTCATAGCCAAATCTGACATTTCTTGTCTCCATAAAACAAAACTCGCCGTAGCGAGTTCAGATAAAAGAAAACCATCAATTGGTTAGGGTTTTTGTAATTCTACGAATTATGTTGTTTTTTAGCTTCAGCTTTCCATTCATCAAAGGCAGTGTCTTTGTTCATGGTGCTGATATTGATCTTACGGTCAATATCATATACACGCCACTCACCGTTAGGCCTCTCTTCGCATCTAACTAAGTATGAATTGCCATTAATATCTATGCGTCTGTCTATTTGCATGAACATTTTCAATTTTCGAATCCTCTTTAATATGCATTTTTTTGCTATTTCAGTAGTTTACTATTGATGAGGCGTTATTATACACACTTCATTAATGCAAGCATCTTTATGCTATGCTACTAATTTAGCAATTGATATTCACCTTTATCGCGAACACCTTTACCGGTTTATCGCCGAAGTGGGGATGTGTGATTGTCTTGATTTCATATCCGTCATACGGAACATCAATTCTGCGACTGAAGTCGTCGCGCTTCGGATATCCCTTTGTGATAATCAGGCGGTCATACTCCCGGAACATAATTCGCTTATTCCAGTAGTCATTACACAAGCGATACTCTTCCGTTTTCTCACCGCGAATCATGGCATCGAAGTATTCACCTTTAACGGCAAGCTGCAGATTAGCCACGGTTAACCTCCTGAGGCGGTTCTGGTAGAGGCATCCAGTGTGTGACATTGCTAATCAGACCATATTCATTAGTTTGAGGATGGTTGCCGTTATCGTCTCCGTATTTAAGACTCTCCATAAAGCCATAATGCCTATCACCATTAACGCTCACAAAGCCGTAATAAGCAGGTATAACGCCGATCTCACACGTAACCAGTAAAGGAAAACTAGTTCTCCAATTTAGCTCGCCGATTACAGGCATCTGCTCACTACAGCTTATCCAACCATCCGGAGTTACCGGAGAGTTGCCCGATGGCTCGTTCAACTTGCAAGTTTGGCTTACAGGTTCGGCTTCCAGTTCTGCTATGCGCTTTTTTGCTGCTTCCAGCTCGCCAAGCAGCGCCAAGACGGTAGCCGGATTGGCTGCGGCGATGAATTCAGCATTGGCCTGCTGTTCTATTTGGAAATCTTCATCGAAACCGCTTTCTGGATGCGCTCCTTCAATTCTGCAAATGGGAAGATATCCAACAACGTCACGATGAATTAGCGCATCACCAGCATCAAATCTCTCCTCTCCATATTCGAGCGACCACACACCACACGTTGCTTTTTCTGCCGCTTCACGCAGTGCCTGATAGTCAATCTTGTTCATGTCACATCACCCTGAAGCCGTTGCATTTACGTAAGAAATCGCAGATATAGCCCTTCATTTTTTCATGCCAATCTCGATCATTCCCATTGCACCAACCATCAGGTGGAGTCCAGTTTTCTATCAGAGCAGCCATTTTCTTTGCTTTCGCCGGAGTAGCTGTTGCGGTATCGCAGTAATGACGAGTGTCAACCAACGCATCCATACCATCGATATCAAGTACGCAAAACCATGTGTGATTCGGAATTCCTACAGGTGGTATTTGTTGCCCACGTCGACGTTTATCAATAAGATATACACTCACTGCTTGCCTCCTTTGCGCCACATCGCATTCAGATATTTGTTTTGATTTACTGACGGAAAAGAATTTCTCTTAAGCAATTCCTCTCTCGATGGCATTGGCTTTACGCGTTGGCGAATAATCATTTCTGCCGGAAGAATGCCGGGATTGTATGCAAGCCCTCTCATGGTAAATTCCTCTTTGTTAATTTATTCGTATGCCCGCTCTTTCTTCATCGAGTTTTTTTAGCTTGTATCGCATAGCCCTTACTGAATAAATTGAGCGGCAGGTTGCAATTGCTATTTCTTCTGCGGAGAACTTACCGAAAAGTGATACTTCGGCTCTTGTCCAGCGTCTTCCACGAAGTCGACTAACAATGTCAGCACCAATCCTTGTTGCTTTCGCCATTACTGCTTTTTCAGTCCTTTCCAGTTTTTCAGCGATAACTTCAACTGGCATTGTCGCCGATACTTCGCGCAAGAAATCGACTTCCCATTTCTCCCATGGAGTCTTTTTCATAGTCGATACCGTTATTTGATAAGAAGTGAAGGTTTCCCAACTTTGAGTTGAGCGCCGGGGATATTTATTCCTGCTTTTAGTTGGTGTTTGATTGCCAGTTTGTCGGCTTTAATTGTCGTTTCAAACTCAACGTATTCAGGAGGAAGGGCGCTTGAGTCGATGATTTCTACAGTTTCTGACGGTTTGCGGATTGTTACCTGGTGAATACCTGCTCGAATCTTTTTCTTGCCAACCATTTCAAGCGATGACGCTATATACGCCATAATGCTGTCAATCTTATTTTGAATTACTGCGGCTCGCTCATTCAGTGACTTTGCCTCTTCCTTGAGGCGTTCGGCATAACCAGATTCATTTTTAATGACGGAAAGAAGTTGCTCTATTTTATCGGTAAATTCTCCTTCCATGCCTTCTATTGTGTCAGCAATCATCTCTGGTTCTAAATCTGAATCCATCAATTTTGCGTATTCATTGGCAATTTCATACAGTTTGCTCACTGGCAACCTCCAGTTTCGCTTTGCATTCTGCGTAAATGGCTTGTACGTTCTGCTGCAATTTCATTCCAGATGTCAGGCGATATGCTTCTGCAAAATATCGCTTCAAATCATCCATGTTTTCAGCATGAGCCATTTCATCACAAAGAAGTTGTGCTTTATCCGTTATTTCCTGCTGGCGTTTCCGTTCATCTTCGCGGATATCTTCCTCTGATTTGTGCGGCATAACTGGTTCAGTCCACACACCTTCTTCTTCGTTTAGTACGTGAATAGCACTATCAAGACGTGATGCCTTAGGCCAATACTTGCTTGCACGCTTTACGACCGTCTTTCGCGCCATCTCATTCCAGTGATTTACCCATGGTCCTTTATCGCTGAATGCCGCCTTGCTTGTTTTCCTTACAGCCTCAATTTCAGCCAGACTCATCTCTTCCGTTAGATAATCACCTGCTGGCGTCTTAACTGTGCAGTAAACGCCAACGATATCACCACGATCACCGAAGGCGTTGTATTTATGGGTTGGTGCTTTATCAAGCCCGTTTGACTCATAGGTATCGTTAGCATGAACAAGTTTTGCCTGACCCCATGAGATAACACCAGACTCCATTGCAATATGGAGCAATCCCATATAACTGATATCAAGGCACACCATGCCGTCGCGCGGAACCAGATAAGCCAGTTTGCTGGCCGGGTTTAAGGTGATGCCGATCGCCGCAACATTGATGATGGCGTTCTGTGCGCTGGTTGGATTTGCCAGTGCCGTTTTAGCCAGGTAATCGTTTTTCTGGAAATACTGAATTGCAAACTGGCTTTCCTTAGCCCATGTCACCGTCTGTTCAGTCAATGCTCCGCAGAATAACTGCTCTTGCTGTTTAACGAATTCAACGATATTGCTCATGCAGCTTCTCCATAAATATGTCTGCGTTTGAATATTGCGAAGGCATATTCAGCCTTAACTCTTTCGGTTATTGCATCCCAGAACCATTCAGCGGCTTTTTCCTGATAGTTACAGTCATCATCTTCCAGCCAGTCGATAGCGTCCTTAGTGTGTTCATCTGGTTTATATGAGCGAAGCATTTCGCTTATTGGGTCGCAACGTTTGCAGAGGCGATCAACTTCACTGTTGATTCGCTCGTAATCTTCATCGGTAAAACTTGCGATGATTTGCGATATTTCACGCTTATCATTCAGAGTCAGAATCATCATCTTTCTCCTGTTCTTTATGCTGATTGAGCATTTCTTTCATCTGACGAATGAATTCTTCGTCTGACCAGTTATCTGTAAAACTCATTTCCTGCGATACCACGGAAGGTTGATAGCTGATTTCATCGCTTTATTTGCTTCAAGCCACATTTTGGAATCACCAATAAATCTGGCTATTACTGCTTTGTTTTGTGCTGCTCGAAGCATCTGGTGATTGATGGCTATTTCATTGCGCATAACGCCTCCAGTTGTTTCTTTGCTGCTCTGATTAATTGTTTAACTCGGCGTGATAATTCAGATTCGTGCGGGTAGAAAGCGGACATGACGCCGCTACCCGCGAGCTGAAAGTGCATCAT